GGTCATAGATATACTTAACACCTGATTCAAACTTAGCCATTTCGCTTCCTAAGACCTCAGCCTTGCCTCCAGGATACTTACTAAGCTCATCTAGTACCAACTCCTTTAAATCAGCTCTAATGCCTTCTAAAAGCTGTACAACAGCCTCTGATTTAACGAGTAGCTCTAATGGTGACTCACCTGTCTGCGTAAAGTGATCTACTATCTGCGACTTGATTAACTCAATAGCAAATTTGTTAGGCTCAATAGAAGCAAGTTCTACTTTGGGTAATAATGTTAAATTCATATTATTTTAGGTTTTCTTTTTTCATTTTTAATACCTTCATCAATGTTTCATCCGAGTCAAATGATTGCTTATAAGTAAAGTATATGTCAGTCAATTGCTTAACCTTAGTACATTTAGCTACTTCCATCATGATTTCTTCTCTTGTAGGCTCTTCTTCTAAGATTTCAGCAACTACTTCTTGTACTGGCTTAGAGGTTTTTTTTGGCTCTTCATGTACGAAATCCATCTCTTCAGCAGGTGTTGCCTCGAATCCAGCAGCTTTCATCAACCATGCTAACTGATTACGGAATGCTTTACCTACTGCTCTAGTCTGTGCCATAGATAAGATAGCATACTCATCAAAGAATTTTTTGCTACCCTCTTTGTTAGAGCATATTGCGATACCTACAGACACTAACTTATTGTCTTGGTACGATCTAACTTCGCAAGTAGCCATGTACTTAATCTCTTTTTCACTTGATAAGTCTTGTACGCTTGTAATGATAGGGAATAAGCCTAATGAAGCTCCTGCCATCTGCCAGGCTTCTACGTTACAATAGTCCTTACCCTTGATGTTAGATACTAAGTGTGCATCCTTTACAAAGCGTTTAAGCTCGTTAGATAAGGATAGCATAGAGTCCTTGTTGACCATTTGGTAACTTGGAGCTTGAATGTTGTTGTTAGTTGTTTGCAATTCCATTTGTTAATTGATTTTGTTGTGTAAAAAATTGAGCCTTTCTGATTGGATATTGTTCCCACATTTTAACTATAGCCTCCATAGTTTCAAAACTTGATTGGCTGTAGCTCATGTTGTGGATAATCTTAGCGACAAAGATTTTTTTGTCTGTTTCGTTCATGTGTGCGAATGTTGATAGCATTTTGTTTGTTTTAATAGTTATCTGAATATAATTTAGGAATCTTTATTTTGCTTTTTACTTGTTCGTATTTTTCCATATAATATGGTACTATTTCAACATCATTTACAAAAGTATTAATGCCATATAGTACTGTAGTCCTATCTCTTTTGAACAATGGTGCTATTTGACTTGCTCTAAGTTTATATTCCATATGTAAAATAAAATAGCACATATTTCTTGCAAGTACAAAATCTCTTTCTCTGCACTTTTTTATTAAAGATTTATTAGATATATCAAATACTTCTTTAACAGCATTTATAAGTTGATCATGATTTATTTTAGATGTATCTACCAATTTAGGCTTTTGTGCAAGTAATTGCTCTCTTGGTGTTCTAAATTTCGCTGTAGTCATTTATTTGGTTTTTAAGTAGTTCTAGTTTTTTGGAATAAAAGGTTTTTATTAGCTCGGTCATCTCATAGTCATTGTTCTTTAATCTTGTTTCAATAACGTAACGACTATAGCCTGTTATCTCCATAATCTTCTTCATGTCGCCATACTTAAATAGGCTCTTGTAGTCTGTGATCTCTTGCATTTGTTTATTTGTTTTTATAGTGATTGATATGTCTGTCTATTCCTTGAACTGCTGCATCTAAAGAAGCGTAATAACTTGCTCTCCAGTAATACCATTTGCCATGTAGGATTTGGTTATCCCAAGTAATATACATTCCTTTATAGGTGTATTGTTTTGACATTCTTCCGTTACTGTTTACATAGGTAAACTCTTCTTTGATACCTTTTTTCTTTTGCTCTAGGGTTAGTTTCAACATTGGTTTTGGGTTTTTTATTCCTCTTGTGAGGGTTTTTGATAAGTTTTTGTTTCTAAGACTTCTGTTAATCTAAGTGGCATACCTTGACTAAGCTTCATAAATAAATCATAAGCCTTATCCTTATTGATATTTATAGATCCGCTAACTAAGATACCGTCTTGCTTTGTATAGTACAATGTACTGTTTAAAACTAGGTCTGTTTCTTCTACAAATTCGAATTTCATGTTTGTTTGTTTTTTATGTGTGTTTTAATATTTTTATCTTCCTTGCCAGTTATTAGGTGTTCCAGTTATACCACCTTCAGTATTATTGTTATTAAATGTTTGATCATCTGATGGTTCTTGTTCTTCTTCTTCTTCTTCTTCTTCCCAATCGCAATGTTCTAAGCAGTCAGGACAGATTCCTAGTTCAGGCATTGTGGTATGTGCTCCACAGCAAGTTGAGTATGACATTATAAGGGTTTTTTGTATGTTTTATCAAAATAGTCAATACCTCCTTCAAATTCAAAAGATTCATCTCTTTTGCCATTCCATACGTTTATTTCGCCATCATCAAAGGCTTGTCTGATTATAGATTTTTCCATAGGGATATACTTATCTTCAATAGTTTTAGCTAGTTGTTCTGGAAGGAATGTAAATGTGTGAGCATTTTTAATATACTCTAGTAGTTCTTGCATTGGTGTCATAGTTTATGGTTTTTTGTTGTTTAATTTAGATAATCTTGTAAAATAGGTTTTTGCGTCGCCAATCTTAACCTGGCTCATATTCCTTTCATATTCTAAAGGGTGAATGCAGGTTTTTGTCTGATAATTGTAATAGGCTTGTTCGCCTTTGTCTATGATAGTGCCAGTAATACCGCACTTCATCTGATAACTGAGTGTGATTAATTCGTGCATGGGTTTTTTGTTTTGTTTGTGAAGTGTAAAATTAGGAAGTTTTTGTAAATATTTGAAAGTTTTTTGCTAAAATTTTGTTAAAGCTTTGCAAAAGTTTTTGTCCATGCAAAAGATTTTTGCCTGATTCATTAGGGTTTTTTGCTGGATTTTTGTGGGTTTTTTGGGGAGTTTTTGCATAGGGTTTTTGGCAGATTTTTGGCACTGATTAGTGTACTTTATAGCACATTTAGTCAGCTTTTACCGATATGCAAGGGCAAAGCATAGCTAAAATGCAATTAAAGGCACTTTATAGGCTTAAATTTGGCTTTTAATATGTTTGTGATATCATTGCATAGTTTAAAATTTAGATGTCTTAAATAGGCTTAAAATGGCCTTATTTACTTTGCTAAATATTCGGCCCATCTTTGCGCCTCTCTTTTTGCATCATTATAACTTTTGAATGATTGCTCTATTAATAGTTTGCCAGTGCTTTTGTCAATGACATAAAAAAAGCCCCTGTAAGAGGTAATTTTGTAGCTCATTGCTTTGTTTTTGGTTAATATAAAAGCCCCAATTTAGGGGCCTTTATTTCGCTGAATTTAACAGCTCATCAGTCAACCCTACAAAACAGACACAATACTATTTATTTCAGTCATGGGTATCTTATGACAGCCAACGGAAACAATGTCGCCATCTATTCCGTTAAATGTGTATCTATCCACGTGCTGACCTTTTATAAGCTGGTTATTAATTAGACGTTGATAAGCTGACAAAAACAAGTCTTTTGACATTTTCACGCCTCCACTTGTCTCAATATTATCCGTTTCTTTATTGTATCTTAATAGATAGTGCCCTAAATTGGCATAAATAGATGATATTTCAAACTGTCTAAATTGCTCAATGCTTTCCTTTGCTTTTTCATTTGCTTTTTTGGCTGCTTTAATAAAGTTCTCTTTTTGTTTCTCTTGCCATTTTTTTAGCTCATCTGAGTTTTGGAATTTACTTAACCATGTGGTAAGCTCCTCGTATCTTTCTTTTATTGTTTTACCTTGTCCTAATATTGGGTTAAATTTTTCTAAATTATCCAAACCAAAAAATAAAACGTATTTGTAAAACATATTTATTTCACTTTTTAATTGTGACAAATAACCCATTTTTAATTTATTGGCTCTAATTGTTAACCCTTGCAACCTTTCCGCCTCGTTTATGTAGTGAGTTAAATTTTCTTTATGTGCTGTACTTGATGCGTCTATGTCATAAAAAAAACTAACTACTTTTAAAAATGGTACATCTTGAGGAATTGCCCTCCATACAAGCGATTGATGTTTTGACGTTGTATTACTATAGCTTTTGAGGTTAATCATTACACATCTTTGCCCCTCTTTATTGTTTACGAATTGTGCTAACTTAAAGTGATAGCCATAAGAGTAAATCGTTTGATGCTCAAAAAACATGTTTGACCCTTTGCCATGTGATTGGGTTTGATTAGCCCAAACGTGTGTAAGTTCTGAATTGTTGAATTTTGTTTTCATTGTGTTTGTGTTTGTAGTGTTTAAATATTTATTTGTTTAATTCTTTTCTTTTTATAATTCTTGTTGAATAGCCAGTCATTTTATACTCTTTATAATCATGCCTTAAATTACTTATATAAATGCCATTTGCAATTTCATATTTTATTGGGTTGCCTTTGCTGTCTGTTTCGTATTCGCTGTTATCCTCCCACCCAAAACCATAGTTTTGTTGAATAACCGCTAAATATTTGTATTTGTTTTGTTTCATTGTTTTATATTTTATTTTTTGTAATTGGTTAACTCTTGCCAAATAGTTAAAGCAAGTGTATAAACTAAGATTGAACCAATGAATAAGCTAATAAGCTCAAATAGTGTAATGTGTGTCATGTTTATTTTATTTTAGTTATTAAATAGTCTGTTAATAATCTAGCCATATTACCTAAGATTAAGGTAACTAAGGCTAAAGAGTAAAGCTGTAAAAAATTGTCTAAATGTTGCATAAAATTGGTTTTGTTGTTATTAATAGATCCTAAAGATATGTAAACAATTTAAAACAATTGTAAATAAATAAAGTTTATTTGTTAAAATTATGTTAACGTTTATATTTAATTACTAAGTATTTTAGTATCAATTGTTAAATAACTAATTTAATATGTAATATAATATACTATATTATAGTATAAACTACTTAGTAATATAATATACTTATAATTAAATTAGTGGTTTATGTATTAATATAATACTTGCTAGTGTTTTTACTTTTGCCGTTTGAGTGACCTAGCAATCATTAAATATTATCCCTAACTTTGACCGACCAAACCAACCAAAATGATCCACCGAAACGATAGGGGAGAGCAGCATATAATATATATTATGTTAAGTAGGGTAGACAACCACTCCCCTACCCTACCCCCTACCCTGTTTTTTAGCGTAAAGGAAGGTATGCCCCCCTTGTGCCCCCCAAAATTCTGATATAAAACAATGATTTTAACATTTTTAAACATTTGAGATGACTGAACGTAAATTAGACTTGAGATACAAGAAAGGAGTTGATACTGGTGCAATGAGCAGCCTAAACATACCTTTCCCAGTTAAAGGAACGCTAAAGGTTGTGGAGGAAGTGCCTGAAAAGCCTAAGCAGTACTTGAGAGCCGAATTAGCTCAGAAGCAGAATAGGAAGAACCCAAGAACTCTGTCTATGTATAGATGCAAACCGAAACCCAAAAAATAAATAGAGCTATGAAAGATACTTACGGCAAACGAGAGTACACTTGTAAATGTGGTACTAAGACTGATGGATACGTTTGGTTTAGTCAAATCAAGACTACACAGTTTGAATGCACTAATTGTGGCAAGTGGTTAGGTTATGATAACCTGGAGAAGAAGGTCACTAGCATTATTTCAATACGCACACCAACAAAGAATAGATAATATGAACGCACAATTCAAGGAAATAGCTAAAGAGGCTTTTATTATAGCCTATAAGGAGAACTTTGGGAATATCACCATATCATGTGAGGCTTCTGGAGTCGGTAGGACGCAGTATAAGACTTGGTTGAAGGATGATCCTGAGTTTGCAAAAAGATTAGCTGAAATAGAGCCTGAGGAGATTATGCTTGACTTTGGCGAACAAAAGCTAATGGAGAGGATTGCTAGGGGTGATACCTTAGCTACCATGTTCTTACTGAAGACTAGAGGCAAGAGAAGAGGATATATCGAGAAGACTGAGGTTGCACATGAAGGAGATGTGGTTAAGCAGATTACAGTCAACGTAGTTAAACCGAATCAAATTGGAGATATTATGAAACAAGTAGACGGAGATGAGCACAAAGCGTTACCTCAAGGTGATATAGTCAACTTTGATACGCAAACAGAGCCAGGAATGGTCGTACCTGCTTACAAGGCTGGAGAAAGTGATGAAATCCCACTTTATAACCATGATAAAGGCGAATTATTGGATATTAATGAAGATGGTGAGTATGAGGAGTAGCTACAATGCCTCTATTTCGCATTTTAAGGCGATTCTACGGCTTTTAACCCTATGTGTAGTACTATGTATCCATTTTGGGATTGAAAGGCTTAAATGGGGCTTAAAATAGCAAAGGGGTCTACCCTTGTATAAAACCAAAAGTTTTCTAATGGAAAACACACAACCAATTTTTTAATTTTTTTTCCTATGTCTTATGAATGTAACCACAAACGTAGTCTTCGAAGTACTGCAAAACAGCCAAAAAAAAATATCAGTTATGCAAGGCGGAACAAGGTCTGGCAAAACTTACAATGTATTGACTTGGTTTATCGTGAAATTATTACAAGAGAAGGGAAAAACCCTAACCATTTGCAGATCCTCCTTGCCATCCATAAAAGGCTCAGTGATGAGAGACTTTATCGAAATACTATCGAAATATGGATTATACTCAGAAGAAAAGCACAACAAATCAGAAAATCTTTACTTCTTAGGAGGCAATGTCGTAGAGTTCGTCTCTACCGATCAGCCGCAAAAAATAAGAGGTCGTAAAAGAAACTACTTGTTTATAAACGAGGCGAATGAGGTAAACTACGAATCTTGGATGCAGTTAGCATTAAGAACCACAGAAAAGATTGTAATTGACTATAAC